AACCCGCTTGCCCTTCGCTATGGCACTCTTGACGATAAAAGAAAAGGTAAAAGTTTTTCCGCTGCCTGTCGGACTACAGAATACAAACTTCTTCTTCCCTGCTAGGATCATTTCCCTAGTCTTTTGTACGGCCTCTAATTGGTAAGGTCTTAGCTCGATCATTGCTCTAGTTGATTAATTACTTTAAATATTTCAAATGCTACTTGTGGAACTATTGCATTTCCTCCGGCTTTGATTGATTCGTTTCTCCATTTAGGAAAGGTAATTCCGTCCAGTCGGTAGGAAAGCCCATCATCTCCATCACAAATCGGGGATTGAGTTGGGAAGTCTTGCCAGTCATTTGCCTTGCTATCTTGGTTAAACTGTCTTGATTTTCCAGTCCTGTCACCTTGTCCCCGCAATCCGATGATAGTGGTGTCGGGAGCATACTCTTCATTGCTAAAATGTGGAGGTTTGGAGATACTATTTGTTTTCCTTCCTGCTTTCTCTTTATCATACGAAGATCGTAAGCTATCAAATTCTCCTCTATCATCAACGCCCTTGGAGTAGGTAATAATCCGTTCATTGCCAAGTCCTTCAATGGTGCTGATCCATCCTTCCCCTGATTGCTTATTATTCTCCCCCCTAGTGTTACATCTCTTCTTGGATTCTGCATCATATCCATTGCTTGCGGAGTAGGCAACAAACCAAACTCTGTCTCTTCTGTGCGGTGCGTCAACGGCACAAGCTGGAAGTAATACCGCTTGTACTTTGTACCCTTCAGCTTCCAAGTCAGTTTGCACTTCCTCGAATACCAGTCCCCTGTCCCAACTAACAAGTCCAGAAACATTTTCCCCCACGATATACCTTGGTTTAATTTCTCGTATTGCTCTAAGCATTTCCGGCCAGAGATGCCTATCGTCTTCTTTACCCTTTCTTTTTCCTGCAACCGAGTAGGGTTGGCATGGGAAGCCTCCTGTAAGAATGTCAATTGTGTTTGCATATTTCGTAAAATCTGTTTTTGTTATATCTGTAAAACTTTCTGCATTAGGCCAATAATGTTTTAAAACCCTTTGCCCAAATGGATTCCATTCACAATGAAAAATATTTTCCCATCCTGCCCATTCCGCTGCAAGGTCAAAGCCTCCGATTCCTGAGAATAATGATCCGTGTTTCATTTCAAAAACAGCTTTAAATAATCAACCGCAAATATTTCCTTGGTTCCACCTGAGCTAAGGTTTGAAAATGCCTGCTCTTTTTCACCATCCACCATAATAAACCAAATAGCTCCTGCCCTTGCTTTGCCGCTGTCAATGCCTCCTTTTTCTAAAAACTTGGCATAAAATATATCGTAAGGTATTTTTATCATTTTTTCAGGTAGTTGTAAACTGTTCTTTTAGATATATTTAGTATTTCAGCAACTTCTATTTTAGAAGCGTCTGGATTGCTTGAAAAGATCTGCTTTACAATTTGCTCGACTGGTTCTCCTTTCATGGATGCAACTATTTCGATAAGACCTTTAGATTCGAGCATTGAAATCTTAATCTTTTTGCTCATTGCGATAAAATAATTAGATAGCTTTTCTGCCTTTAGCATTGTTAATTTATCAATCCATCCAAAGGCTTTACCAGTATCGTAGCAGCCCAAACAGTGGAGCATAAGGGAAAACCTTGGAATATAAGACTTCTGCTTAGATAGCATTGATTTAACGTATTCGTTTATATCATCGCTATTCTGCATATCGGATATGTTGTTAAATATCCTTTCCCATTCTGAATCTGCTTCTTGATCTAACCTTAATATTTTAGGGTCAATACTATCAAAATTATAGGTAAGTACATTCTTTTTAATCTGATCGTAGAAGTTACATACATAGGCTTCATACCAGTCAAGCAAGTCCTGAGATATTGAATTTCGGTTATAATGTTCAATATCTTTTTCAGGAAAAGACAATAGCAAGCGATCAAGAAATCCGTTATCCTTATTCTCAACTGTGGATATTTGGCTAAATATAGCCGGCTGCACCCCTCCCAAAACTGGGATTAACGGAAATTCAATAAAAGAACTCTTTGCGGTTTTTCTAGTCAATGCAGCGGGTTCGCCTGACCAACACGATAACCAAAACTCCAAATCTGAACCCGGCTTGTATTTGTTCATGTCCTTAAGCCATCCATTAAGCTCATCTTTAAAAACAGATATACCATTTTCGTTTTCTTCGTGAATATCTGCCAAGGCTTCTATTGTCACATCATTGACAATAAATTGAGTTCTTCTAGGCTCCCGAACTTCTTCAAAGTCTTTCTTTTCCTTAGCGCTTAATTTCTCGTATTCCTTCCATTTCTTGTATTCCCTTTGATACTGCTTAACCTCAAAGGCATTGCGTTTTTTAATTGGGAATATCATTGCATTTATGGAAGGAGTTTTTCCTAATCCAGCCTTCCCGATCAATCCAATCCAAATATTTGCAGACTCCCTCCACCCAACCTTAACCTCTATTTTGCAGGCATTTCCAATGCAGGAAGCAATAAGCCACAAAAAAGATGATCCCATGTAATCAATGGAATGATTAAGGGTTTTCTGATTCTGAATAATGTAGGTTTGAATATCCTCAGGGAAAACTTCGATTGGAAATAGTAGATCCTCCTTTTGAATTTCAGGCTTTTCAATCTCTATTTTCTTAATCTTCCGTTCTCCAAAACCTTGCTTGTATAGTTCTTTTCCAGCCTCAGAATAATTACCGCCATGATATTTCCAAGCGTATATTGAAAACGGACTTAAAGCGTTTTCGTGAGGGTAGATTGTACCGGTGCTAAAAAGGTACATTAGTCCAGAATTATTGTAAACGTATCCTGAGTGCGGCGTAGTGGCTCCAGCTCGCTTGATAATAGTCTTGTCTGATAATTGCCTGACTATCGAGAAATCAGTACCGAACGCATCAAAAACAGAATTGCGGTTATTGTAATCCTGCCAAGGTGAAAGGGATTCTGCCTTTGATTCTTCTTTAATGGTTGTATCAATAGCCTCTTTATAATCGTAGAATTTAGAGATTCCAAATAGAATATTTCGATCTTCAATCGATATTTCCTGAATCTCCTCATAGCCTAGTTTACTAATCTGATTCTCATACACGAAGATATAACCGCCTATCCCCCTAGTCTCCAGGACTTGGCTTTTATGTCCTTTCAGCTTTGCAATCTTTTGATTACCGCCTATTTCTTCGCATCTGTAAATAATATGATATCCTGAATTAATAGTTTTGTATATTACAAATTTCCGATCAAAATCATCTATGTGATCCGTAAGCATTTGAAGGTATTCATTCCAGAAACTTTTTTGATCTGTAAGGGCTTCGAATACCTTTAGATCAACATCCATACACTCTAGCTTATTAAAGCCTGTGACGATCCCAAAACCTTTAAATTTATGGTTATTGGAATGCTTTTCTAAAGTGTCTTTATCGATCTGCTCGGTCTGAAATTTCTTCCATGCAATTAAAGGTTTTTTTGCCTCTCCGATAGCTATCACACTTAACCCAGTTTGCAGCAGGTTAATCGCTCTCCCAAGTGTAACTATCATAATAATTTTATTTCATTGGCATGAATGGTTTCGAGAAGTGAAGTTTCCGATTTTTTCCAATTGCTTAAATTAAGCCTTGAATTCAAAGTAATGTGATTAATTCCAAGCTTATCGCATAGCCAAGATTTCGAATGTATTCCGATCAGTAATAATGCTTTTTCTTTCATGTTATAAATATAGAAATATTTTATTAATAAAATTAGATTATATAAAATTTAATTTATCAGTGCAAAATGTGCACTGGATGCAAAGCTATTTTGCAAGGCAAAAACCGCACTGGTATATGTTTAAATGCACTTTTTAAGCCTTTTTTAGTATCACTTGCAAAATTGCAAAGCTTTTTGAAAAATAAAAAAATTTACCAAGTCATTTTATTTTATACTTAAAAATTCTGCAATTTTGCAAATAAGCAAAAATAAGCCCCCAATATGCCCCAATCGCAATAAAAGCTTGCAAAATGGCTGTGCATATTTTGCAGATATGCACAAAAAAAAAGAGACACTTAAGTCTCTTCGATTACCCTTTTTACAAATACTGTCTTAATCCCTACCTCTTTTGAGATCTCCTTTTCTGTGTAAAGGCATGATTTAAGGAACCTTATTATGATCTTTTTATCCTCAGGAATTACTTTTCTTTTTTGCCCTGCTTTGCGGCCTTTTAACCCCCAGATAAAATAAACGTAATACTTGACCATTTCAATTGAAACGCCTTCAATCTCGGCTATCTTAGAAAGCGTGTGACCCTCTTGGTATAACAACTTGCATTGCAGTCTTATCATCACCCGTACAATCCTATTTTTTTCAAGGCTAAATATATTCTGTGATACTTTATGCCGGTCTTGTTTGAAATCTGCTGCGCGTTCATTCCTGACTGCCACATTTCTTTAATTTCTTCAAGTGTGAAATTATTTTCCATTTTGATATTCTTGTTTTGATTGAAATTTGATTTATAGTTTTGCCTCTGGATCTCATTGCGAAAAAGAGTTTTGAATTAAATTCGCTAATCTTTTCAGTGTCTCGCTTTTTAATTTCTAAATCCTGTCTTGCAATTCGGCAAATTTTTGACTTGTCTATCCCTGTTATTGTTTGAATTTGATTGTAGAAAAGCCCCCTGGTTAGGAGGGCTTTGACTTGGCTTATTTGTTCTGG